AGGAATAAAATTTACGAACACTTTATATGTTCCCTTATGAACGCCGGATTTCGCCTCCACATCAGAATATCCCCGACTCAAGTATATATCTGCTAGTTCCTTCGCATCACTTACTGCGTTTACTGAGAAAAAATCGTAGTCAGGTATATCAATATTCTTATCGTAAAACTGGTCTTCCATTGGTAGTATATTATTAATGGCTGTGCCACCATAACATATCAGTTTCTTATCGCGAATAAATTGTTCTACAATTACATTAACATCGCGTATTAAATCAGATTGAGCAAGCTTGCTATTTACCCGATTCTCGGCTTTGTCTACTGCTGCTCTCAATATTTCTAATTCTCTTTCTTCAAAAGAGGGATTTTTACCGCGCATATATTATTAATCGATATATTATTATATTACAAAACCACCAGCCTTGCCTAACATCTTTTGAGAATTCTGACTCTCTTGTGCGAGCTTTATAGCGTTTCCAATTTCTAATGTGGTTTGTGCGTTTTGTTTTCTGAATGGTTTTGGTTTTAAAATAAATGACGACTTATGGCGATTAAATTCGCTAATATAATCTTTCAAAAACTCGTCATTATTCTGGAACGACATTCCTACATATTGAATACCATACCCAATAGGTATCATTTTAGTATTATCGTCTGGGTCAACCCCCTCTTTATGTGTCAATTGTCTCCAATCCATATTAATAGGCGATACATCAATATCGGGTATACATATAGACATACGTTCTTTATTGAAATTTTTTATCTCCTCCATATCACCACCAGCAGTAATCTCAGTCTTTCTGGTATATCTCATATTTTCACCACCACTGATTATATTAATATACTCGTATAATTTCGTACCTTCGATATTTATTTTTTCTACGTTATTAGTTATTATAATAACTTTACTTTTAAGATATTTCATCTCTACATTTCCCAAATCTTGTCCATTATATTGATAACTATACCTTCGACTAAGAAGCCTATCATAAAAATGTTTGTTGAGTGAATCGGCCATCTGGTCCAGAATATCTTTATTATTTGTTTTAATTCTAAAGTGTAATATTAATGGATCAGTTTTACATACTCCTGCACTATCTATTCCGGATGTGAATGCCATATTACTAATCTTAGCAATTACTCTATCAAATTCTAAGTAATTATATGTTTCTTTAATACCAAAACTTCTATCAGTAGACACGGCAATAATTGGAATATCATCAAAAGAGTATATCTCAAAATCAAGACATCTTGCGCCTAACTGAATACAGTTTTCAAGAGCACACTCGTTTACAAAATCGTGGGAAAATGTTCCACTCGCACAACAGTTATACGCAGTTTTCACATAGAAATCGCGGAGCCGATAATCGCCATATGTCTTATTGGGGTCATCTATCTCTTCTTGTGGTTTTGTATATCCGAATGGTTTTAATTCAGAAACATTCATTTTGTTTTTTTTTATATTACTGCAGTTGGCGCTGGATAATGTCAGTTTGGAATAAGACCAAATAAACAATAATGCAACCATTAATGTTCCGACCATGAACACGCCTAATTGAACTAATTTTGCTTTTTTTAAATTAATTGAATTTTTAACGGTATCTAACATTTTGTCGTAGTTTTTTTTTATTGCGTCAGACATTATGTTGTATAATATATATAATTATATTTTAACGATGTTCATTCATAATAGTTTAATAATAATAATTAAATAATAATAATTAAATAATAGTTTAATAATAGTTAAATAATAATATGACTATTATATAAATATGCCTGGTGGTCTTATGAATCTAATAGCAGAAGGCAATCAAAATATAATTCTAACGGGTAATCCTACTAAAAGTTTTTTTAAATGCACTTATGCTAAATATACCAATTTTGGCTTACAAAAATTTCGGATTGACTATGATGGACAAAGAACCTTAAATATGAGTGCGACCTCTAATTTTAAATTTAAAATGCCTCGAACTGGTGGCGATTTAATAATGGACACGTATTTAGTTGTTAAGCTCCCAACCATATGGAGTCCAATTATACCTCCGGATAAGGACAATCACCAGGATAACATCATGAATAAATGGAGACCTTACGAATTTAAATGGATTAAACATCTAGGGTCTCAAATGATAGAGCGTATTCGGTTCACAATTGGCGGCCAAGTTATTCAGGAATTCACAGGGCAATATTTACACAATATGATTGAAAGGGATTATGATGCCAATAAGAAGGAGCTATACTATAAAATGATTGGCCACGTTCCCGAACTCAACGACCCCGCAAATGCGCACGATAGAGTAAATGTCTATCCGAATGCGTATAAGATGGATGGGTCGTCAGGACCCGAACCATCCATACGGTCGCGTTCGCTATACATTCCGCTTAATATATGGTTCACGACTAGCCTCTAAAATGGCGTTCCCTATTGCCGCGCTCCAATACAACGAATTTCACATAGAGGTTGACCTAAGACCTGTCAAGGAGTTGTATGTAATCCGCCACATTCCCGACAACGTTGATGACGGGAGCTATTATCATCAATCTAATTTAAATGAAGCTAAAGAGCAGTTTCATCGTTTTTTACACCCACCCCCAACAGCTGGTCTATTGGATGAAGATTTTACGGACACGCGAACAAACTGGGATACGGATATACATTTAATAAGCACCTACGCATTTTTATCTGAAGATGAACAGCGCGTATTCCAATTGAACGAACAGAATTACTTGATAAAACAAGTATACACTCATATATATAAGAATGTTACCAGTTCCAATATAATTGACATTGAAACTAGAGGTATGGTTTCTAGTTGGATGTGGTTTTTACAGCGAAGCGACATTGCCGAACGCAATCAGTGGTCAAATTATACTAATTGGCCTTATGATTTCCTTCCATATAATGTAGAGACCGCGAATAATACCAATGTCGACAAATTGGACTATGATGATGCTGATTGGAGTACCGTATCAGAATATTTAACTCCTGAATATGACTTTGATTCTGATAATAATAATAATATACAACAATATCCATCGTCAATAATGATTTCTGGTAAATATTATCCAGAAAACCAAAAGGATATTATGGAAACATGGGGATTATTATTAGACGGAAAGTATCGCGAGAATACAATGGATGCGGGTATATTCAATTATGTCGAAAAGTATACGCGAACCAATGGAAATGGTCCGGATGGACTATACTGTTACAACTTTTGTCTCAATAACAATGTCGCAGATTTTCAACCAAGTGGTGCTATTAATATGAGCAAGTTTAATAAGATTCAATTTGAGTTGGGAATAATGACACCACCGCTGGATCCATCGTCGCAGGTTGATATCGTCTGTGATGCGAGCGGCAATATGATAGGTATTGATAAAACGCGCGATAGTATATTTGATTACACTTATGATTTGACTGTAATGGAAGAGAGATACAATGTTCTTACCTTCTCTTCCGGCAACGCAGCACTATCGTATGCTAGATAAATAACCCTCTTATAGGTTTATATATTTAGCTAAAATGAAAATGGAGCAGGACCACAATACATAAAGGCATCGTGTCCTGTTGGACCTAGCCAGCAATTTTCGGTATCTGTTAGAGCGTTTACCACGTTACTGGTTTCTTGTTTTTCGGTATCTTGTGCTGCGACAGAAGCCGACGCTGCGGTTCCAGACGAAGCCGACGCTGCGGTTCCAGACGAAGCCGACGTTGCGGTTCCAGACGAAGCCGACGTTGCGGTTCCAGACGAACTCATCATAGCAGCCAACGCATCTTCCTTGCGCTTCGTTTCCTTTGCCATTTCGTCAGCGTAATTATAATCAGGGTCGACTGTATAATTGGCTTGAGTGTATGGAATTTGGGTTAATTTATTAATGACACCAGACGTCTCTTTATTATCCTTGCCAATCACTATATTATCACTAACCTCAAATACCGAAAAACCACATCCGCGACAGCAATTATCGGTTCCACAAGCCAAATCAATTACATTTACATTATCATTTCTACATATTCGGGGACAAATCTGATATAAAATATCCTCGCCATTTCCATTTTTACCGGTTTTTATAGGTAAACAATCCCCCCCTACATTAATCGGGTCTATACAATCTTGGCTACACTCATTGTCGTTGTTTCCACACACCTTACACGCGTTTTGATGGTGATTTTTAATTCTATCCCTTTTCACATCAGTAATAACCGTCTTGTCTTCCAGTTCAATTGAATATATATTCAAGTTATTAGTAATAACTTTACCGGACGTCCACTTTTTATCATAATCTATTAATTCATCAAATTTTGTTTCATCAATATTTTCATCTGAAACAAGCTTTGCTTTTTCATCATCACTTACATATACTTCTACATATTGACCAATATCAAATTCTGTATCATTTGCCTTACAATCATTAGTACTGTTATATTTTCTATCGAACTGATTGAATGATAATTTGTTTTCGTCAGAGCTAAATTGTGTAAAACCCTCATATACGCCTTTATGTAGTATAAGTTGTAGCATACAAGCCGCAATTACTATTATGGATAAAATCATCAGTTTAGTTTTAAAATGCATATTATAAATTAATAAGAGATAAATATTTTATGATTGTTTAGTAAATATATATAGGTATAATATATTATATGGGTAAAACAAAGGACGAATTTAATGAGATAGAAGACGATTTAGATAGTAATAAAATATTCAACTTTGATTTCTATATAAATTTATTTAAAAGTAAGGGTAAAAATTTAAAAGGCGAGTCAAAGAAACCCAACGAATGGAAGAAATTCTTTATGGGGTGTGGTGTTTCTATAATAGGTGTATTAATAATCGGAGCTGTTGGAGCAAATTTTATATATTATTCACGCCTTATTCCTAATGACCCAACCGGCGACGATCAGGAGAAATCGTCAGGAACATATGACCCAACCGGCGACGGTGATGAGGAATCGTTAGGAACATATTTTCCCATACCAGATGAACTTAATTATGCTCTATTTGTTGGTAAAAACTCTGGTGACTTTGGTCCTTATGAAACAGGCACAGACGCCAACAGTGTAAAAGCCGGTGGCGTGAGTTTGAGCAAGTTTAATATTCCGCCGACCGGAAAAGATGGTAATCGTGGACGATGGCCATACACAGAGGAGGTGTTTGGTGATTATTCCGATCGACCGAATACATTCTTCGATTTAAAGAAAAAAAAAATGTGGATAATAAGAACTATCGCAGCTACCTATATTTTTTGGAGAGCCATACTACAGTATATTTTTAAAGGAATGCACTATTGTACGGGGGGGATAAAACTGTTAATATCGTTACTTATTTTGGGTGTTTTCATTTTTGGTCCAGGATTATTAATGTCGTTGGTTAATAGTGATGTTAAAATCGTGGCGGGTGGATTTGTTGGAATAATCGTGGCATCATTCTATTTAATGAGTATACTCCAAATAAGATGGGAATGGGTTTATAAGCTTGGAATGGTATGGCACGCACTTTTCTCGGTAGTTGACATGGCCATATTATCTTTGGTAGGGTCATTTGTGGCAATAGCCATGACGATTCAGTTCATTCTAACGTTTGTACCACCATTTGGCCCGGTCTTATTTAATTTTATGGGTGCTATGGAGGCTATGCACGATATTAAAGATTCGTTGGGTATTCTATATGGGTTTTTTATATTCGTCTTTGCGAAACAATATCTTAACAACGCAATATTGTCTGGAATGACAATGATTGTTGTTGGTTACATATTAGTACAGATGAATAAATTTAGACGAGGTGTGTATAATGCTATACACGGTTCTAAAAATCAGTAATTTTATTGATATTATTAAACGGTAATTATTATATAAAAGAACAAATTATATAATAGCAATGAACCCTGTCGAAAAACCGTTCGTCAGTATTTGTACACCTACATTCAATAGAAGGCCATTTATTCCATATATTATTAAGTGTATAGAAAACCAGGACTATCCAAAGGAGAAAATGGAATGGATTATTATTGATGACGGAACTGATAAGATAAAGGACCTCGTATCACATCTACCATACGTTAAATACTTTGATTATTCGACAAAAATGTCGTTGGGAGAGAAGAGAAACTTAATGCATAAGAAATCAAAGGGCGAAATACTAGTTTACATGGACGATGATGATTACTACCCCGTTGAACGTGTTTCGCACGCAGTGGAAACGTTACTGTCGCATCCCGACGCACTATGTAGTGGAAGCAGCGAGATATTCATCTATTTCAAACATAATAGCAGTGTCTACAAATTCGGACCATATGGACCTAATCACGCGACTGCGGGGACATTCGCATTCAAACGAAAACTCTTAGAGACGAGCAGCTATGACGATAAAGCAGCCATCGCCGAAGAAAAGCAGTTCTTGAAAAATTACACTGTTCCGTTTGTCCAATTGGACCCATACAAAACTATATTAGTGTTTTCACACGAACACAATACATTTGACAAGCGCAAATTGCTAGAGAATCCACACCCCGACCTTGTCAAACAGACCGACAAAGAGGTTAAAGAATTTATAAAGGATGATGAAATGCGCAATTTTTATATGAACGAAATTGACATATTACTAAAAGATTACGAACCCGGACGACCTACGATGAAGCCAGATGTTTTGACACAGATTATAGAGATTGAGGAGCGGCGGCGAAAAGACGCCGAGAACCGATTCCAAGAGTTGGCCGCCAAGATGGGCGGAAAAATAGTCATTCAAAATAAGGATGGCACCTCAAAGGAATTGTCAAATGACGATATTATTAAATTATTGCGAGACCAACAGACAAACATCAACTCTCTTGTCGGAGAGATAAAACAACGCGACGAAATAATAGGTAATCTAAAAAGTCAATCACTGCTACACCATACTAGACGTGATAATATTAGTCTCAATATAATAGAACACGACGAAAAAAAATTGATGGCACAGATTAATCAGATAAACTGACCACAGCCATAACTAAATTCAAGTATTAATATTTGTATAATTGTCCAAATATTTATATACTCGTTTCATATCTAATTTGTTGATTTCATATGGTTCCAATATATTATATATATCATCGTCTGTGTTATTATGCTTAAGTTGTATGAAAAATGCGAATACATCTTTAATGTCCATACCAAGAGATTGACATATTTCTTGGATAAATATCGAGTTATTGTATTCTGTACTATATTTAGTTAATACTTTGGTAAATCTTACCTCCTCGGGTTCAAAGTTGATCACGGCGTGTTTACGATATATTCTGTTGTTTTCAAATGTTTTCACCAAGGAACTCATCTCATTGAACTGCCATATCTGTTTTTGAAATGTTATTCTGTCTATATAATCCGCGAAGCATATATTATCTAGAAATCTCTCGTATAGCGGAAATGCTGTCTCCTTCGGAATTGACGCCAACATATCCACAATGTTCTCGTGCCAAAGTAACCCAACTATTGTTCTGTCTGTTTCGTTCATTACCAGCTGATGTTCGTTGAGTGAATACGCATTGTTAATTAACTTCTTAGTTATTGTTTTTGTATCTTCGTTATACGATTTGGGCTTCAGTATGTTTTTAATTATCTCGTTTTTAAGAATGCTCTGATGATTTACGTAGATGTCGTATAGCGTCCTCAGTTTTCTCAAATCGCTTTTAATGAACTCCTTTATATTAATATTTAGCGTTTCGTCGATATTCGGCATACAAGAGTTAATGATGGAATTAATTTGTTTGTCTGTTGGTGGAGATAATTCGAATACATTACAAACCTTCATGAGCTCTTTTATCTTTTTATCGACATGATAGTTGCTAATACATATAATAGGCGTGTTTGTAGACTCTTCTTCCTTTTGTTTTTTCGTTTTTTTTGGACGTATCTGTTTAATAAGTGAATTAATTCCACCCTTATCCCCATTATTCATTCCATCTATCTCGTCCATAATAATCGCTATCTGTTTTGTTTTTTTATTAAAAAGACTAATTACATTTCGATCTGACATATTATTCTTTGTAATGTTATCTATTACCATTTTATTGCGAATATCGCCAGCATCATATAATACGATATCATAGTCCATACTTTTTATAAGGTTTTTAACAAACGTTGTTTTACCACAACCAGGCGAACCATAAATATACATTCCTCGCTTCCTAGTTAAGTCGTGCTTGTTTTTCTCAAAGTCGACCAGCGTGGCGCGTATTTTTTCTGCCAATATTTCTCGGTCAAGTATCTTATTGAAATCTAAAGTGTCCATTTACTATTTAAATTAGGTAAGAAACTTCTTTTATGTTGTTTTTTGGGGAACGAATGTTCGTGAATAAACGTCATACATTTCCCAGAAGTATTTTCAATCATATAGAACTTGATAAACTCAATATAGTTCTTGTAAATCACATTTTTATAGAGGTATTTTTTTCGTTTTAACCATCTATTATAGTTACTACGATAAACCTTTTCAAATGGAATAGATAAATCGTTACGTATTAGAAATCTTACATAGCTATCGCCAGTTCGGTATGTATCGTATTCATAGAACATTGTATGGTGAATAGAGTAATTCTCTCTACTTACAAGCGCTCTTTCTCTGTAGGGGATATATAAATATATGTTATGTAGTATATCTTCCGGTAAGCATTCATAATGTAACATATATTAATACTATTAATATTAATTGTATAAATATATAATTCACCAACAATCTTTATCAGAATCCGGATTGTTTGTGACACCATCCCATGTAATATTACACTCGTTTGCCCACTTTTTCTTCTGACATAGCCCACCAGTACCCTTGTAAATCGATAGGGAATTATCATATTCTTTACAATTATTACCATTTGTCCCGAGACTCTTCGCATTAATGCATTTGAAATCGGTATTTCCATTACTATTAACAGTCTTCTCTACGGTCCAGTAATCGGGACAGTCTGAAATTAATGGAGGATATTTAACCTCGCTATTTAAATTGGATAATGATATACCTATTAATGTTAATGATAATATTAATAATATAGTGGCAACCATCATTACGATTGACTGAAAATTCATAGAATAAAACATTATATAAAATAATAGTATATAATTTTTTCTGTTAAAGTATTATAATGAACTACCAAAAAAACAATATTAATATTACCGGGCCAAATAAAACCGCGGTATTTACCTTGAGCGACAGAATCCCCATTGACCATACGGTCTCCTTTAGAGATGCGCTCACCAAGGAGACTTACAACAATACGAACACATTGCACGGTGATTTCTTCAGCGAATCAAATATCGAGGCGCTTCAGGTTGAAATTCAAAATGGCGTTCGTCGCGCGTCTAACAACCAGTTAAACGTAGGTAGACAGAATACTGACCAATTAAAGATGATAATGAACAGTATATTTGTAGAGAACTCGAGGGACCAAGGCAATAATGCTGCTATGATTAAAAAATTAAATTTACTAGTATTACAATACGCAGTTCCACAGGTCTACAACTCGGCAGAGAGTTATATGAAATATAAACGCGATATTACCAATATCGCCACACCAATGAGCAATCCTATAATGACGACGAAGAACAAACAGCTAAGACAACATCAGTGGTTCTAATCTATTTCTTTTTCTTAAGCTTTAGTTTGACAACAGCCTTCTCTTTACTCTTCTTAAATAAGTTGTATCCTTCCTCCAACTTATCTAACTCCTCACCCCAGATCGTACTCTCCGTTTTACCTGTTAGTGTTTTGAGTTCGCATAGCTTAGCAGCCTGTTCCTTAATCAGCCTATCATAATTCTCCTCGGTAACACTGTCCATCGGCATTTTAACCAGATACTTGTAATCGGCATCGTCCTCCATAGTATCATATTCGTGCTTTGTTAGCAGTGCGACGACAGTTTCCTTCGTCTTGCGCCTCAAGTCGATTGTGTCTTTGAGAATCTCGCTAATAAAACGCGCCTTGTTTGATATTAGTTTAGCCTCCTTCTCCAGATTTTCAAGCTGGTATTTCTTGCGCTCCACGTATTTATTCAGCCGCACGCCAATGTAATGGTCCGCGATTTCACTCGCCGTTTCATACTTGCGAAGCTTCTCATTCTCGTCGAACATGTGCATATTTGTAGTCGTCCTCGTCGTATACAATTTCAGCAATTTCTCAAGCGCATTACATCCATTATCCAGAGATTTATCGCGAAGTTCTGCGATTTTGCCCGCAGCGAATACAATGGTAATGTCAACGCTTACATCGGTGCTCATATCGGTGTAGTCCTTAACATAAATCTCCTTCTTGGTCTTCTTCTTTGCATCTCCTCCACCTCCATCAATAAGGTCCTCGATGTATTTTTTATAATCGTCGGTCCACGACCCAACAGGAAGCTCCGTAACACGAACCTCCTTGTTGCTCACCACCTCATAACACCCCTTAATAAGCCATTTCGCATCGCTGATTTGACTAATAGTCCCGTTAAACCCCTCGTAGTATGGTTTAAGAATGGGTTTATCGGTATTGTTAAGCGACCCTCTGATATACGAAATAATGTCCACAGGGTTGTAGCACATAATATCCGTGCTAAATCCGGTTCCAATTCCCTTGCTGCCATTGACAAGAACCATCGGAATAATCGGCGCATAATAAATCGGCTCCACTGGAGTACCATCGTCGTCTAGATACTTGAGGACGGCATCATCCGCTTCGGGAAATATAAGACGCGTTATCTTACAGAGATTCGTGTGGATATACCTCTCCGACGCCGAGTCGCTACCACCCTGAAGCCTCGTCCCGAACTGTCCATTTGGCGATAGTAGATTTATGTTGTTTGAACCAACGAAATTCTGCGCCATACCAACAATCGCTCCGTTGAGACTGCTTTCGCCATGGTGATAACAGCTAATTTCAGATACCGAACCGCTGAATTGAGCGACCTTAATCTCTGACGTGAGACGACGCTTGAATGCCGTATATAGAATCTTCCTGAGACTGGTTTTAAGTCCGTCGACGATGTTGGGAATTGACCGGTCACAGTCATATTTGGAGAAGTGAATCATCTCGCGCTGAATAAACTCCAAATACGTAATATCCTCCTTGTTCGTATCCAAATACAACTCGCGGTCGTAATTCTCTAGCCACGTCTTTCGGTCATCTGCGCGCTGTTTATTAAATACCATATCTATTGAATTGATACATTCATCGCCAGTTTTCACAAAATTAACGATTTTCTTCTCGGCGAAATACTGCTTAAACTCCTTGCTAGTAGAAGTGCCCAATCCCTTGTAATACTTTACCTTCCACCCCTTTGAATCGTTGTTGCTACACCAATTAGCCCACTCACCGTCGTTGTAAAACTTCAGTTCATTCAGACCCTTCTTTGCCTTAAGAATTGGGGTATTCATAAATCCGATGAACCCCTTAATGTCAAGAAGCGACGCCCACTCCGAATCAAACAGATTAATACCAAGACCCTTAATATGACTCCCGTCCAGGTCCTGGTCNGTCATAAATAGCAATTTGCCGTAGCGCAAACGGCTTTTNACGGTCTCTAGCGTATACTCCTTTCCGGTCTCAATACCNAGAATCTGCTTGATTTCATGTATTTCCTTATTGTCTAAGATACGCTTTTGTGTCTCGCCGCGGACGTTAAACAGCTTACCTCGCATAGGATATACACCGATTGTGTTACGGTCCTCCGTGCTCAGCCCAGAGACGATTCCGGCCTTTGCCGAATCACCCTCGCAGAATATAATCGTACAATCGTTGCTCTTGGCCGTTCCGGCGTGATTCGCGTCAATCAACTTCGGAATTCCGCGAATACTTTTGGTCTTACACCCGTCGGTTTTCTTCGCGGCTTTATTCTCCTTAACCTCTGTAAGAGCACACGCATTGTCCATAACGCCCATCTTCGCAACCTTATCGACGAACTTATCGCTAATATCGCACGAGGAACCAAAGCTGCTGGACGGAGTATTCATATAATCCTTTGTCTGGCTATCAAAACACGGATTATTAATGTCGCACCGGACGAATAACATAATCTGCTCTTTGATGGTGCTCGACTTCACGTCTACCTTCTTCTTCTTCTTGATATACGCGGTCAACTTGCGCACGAGCTGATTTAGCAAATAATCAACGTGCTTGCCACCCTTACCCGTGAAAATCCCATTTACAAAGGAAACCTGTGTAAACTCCTCACTGGGTGCCATACATACTGCGTATTCCCAGCGCTCGTTCGCACACTCATAGATTCGCTTCGTCTCGCCCGCCTTACCAATATAAAGGTCAACATACTGTTGGAAGTTGTTGGTGGGAATCGGTTCGCCGTTGTATTTCACCTTGATTTTCTTATCAGTCACCGCAGTAATATCATATACGCGCCGCTTGAAAAGCTCGAGCATATCCTTTGACAATCCGTCAATGCCAAGGCGTTTGTAATCGGGCTTGAATACAACCTCCGTATACGGTTTCACCTTACACGAAGTAATCGTAGGTGTCTCAATAATATTTAGATTATCCTTGAAGGTTTGTTTGTATTTTTTTCCACGAACGTGATCGACGGTTTCGATTGTTCCCCACTCCGACCAAATGAGAACCAGTTTGAACCCGAACCCATTCTTACCCCCGACAATCTTCTGCTCGCTTTTGTCGTAGTTGGTTGACGTCCGAAGGTGTCCGAAAATCATCTCGGGAATCCACAGATTGTGTTCGGGGTGTTTTGCCACGTCGATACCATTACCGTCGTTGCGAATAGTAATAACACCATCGTCACTAATAGACACGCTAATATAGGTAACGGGAATGGTATTTGCCTTACAGTCCGCCATCGACTGACACATCCGAACATAATGATCGCGACTGTTAACAATTCCTTCATCGAATAGCTTGTATAGTCCTGGAATAATGTTAATTTGTTTAGGCTTGATAGTGTTCGTATCGGCATCAAAGACGTAGGTGTCATATTCCGTCTTGGTCATAGAGCCAGTATACGTATCAGGGTTGTCCAATACATGCTGCTTATCGGTTTTCTTCTGGTATGTTTTAGCTAAACTTGCCGACGAGTTCATGGTGTTTATAGAAATTAAAATATCTCTATACTCTTTCAATTTTAAAATTAACAATATATATGTCGTATTCCTCGTATATTCCAGCGCGTATTAACGAAAAGAAGTGTAGCGACGGGACCTGCCCAGTCAAAGTATTGCCTCCAAAAAAAACCGTATGGACGGAGACGCAAGTATCAATGTATGTAAACATCGTGCGCAATTCGCGCAAAAAAACGATTAACGTGGCTAGAGAAGTAAATGAATATGGTAGCGCATCTGGTGCTCCAAGCGGATACGGAGCCCCACCGCGCAATAAATTTTAATTACAATAGCTAATATCTTATTTAATATAAAATATTTTCTTACAAAATTATATAATGGTTAAAAAAATAACAAAGAACTCGGACGGAGTATACGTTGTTCAGGGGAAAAAGTTCAGCCAATACATCGGGTCGCGCGCCTCCGTCTTTCATGGCACCGCGTTCAAGACCGCCGGTGGTCTTCAGAAGAAGGACCTCCTAATGAACAAGAATGGACGTATTGTATCGCTCAAGAAACACAAGACGGCCAAAAACGAAAAACGATTAGAGAAGCACGGCTACTTCACCAAGAAGGGGTCGTTTGGCTACATCAAAAAGGATGGTAAAACGCGCAAGCGCAAAAGCAACAAGACTAAAAAACGTTAAATAAACCAGCTATTTTTTATTAAATCATCAGAATCTATATAGTTCTTAATTGTATCTTTAGCAACTTTATCAAAATACCGCTTACTTATTATCAATCCTCCCTTTTTGTATAACACATAAAACGCGTATGCATCCGACAACGATTTAATATTATAGCTCGTCTCTTCCGTAATCTCCTGACTATATTCGTCTTTGAAGAATGTTAGTGAGTCAATTACTTCCTGCGATTTATCCCACAAGTCGCATTTAATATTTACAATATATTTATCCTCATCTATATGAATATTTCCATCAATATTTACATATAGATGACGAATTAGCTCCAGAATTAAGGCGTCTTCTATATCATTGAATTTTTTAGATGTCCATTTTTTAAATAATACCGATATTTCATCAATCTCGTATTCGGTGTTAATATTTTCGCTAATATTACAGTCCCAAAAGTTAATGAACTCCGCAACAACTGGGAGTATGATGCTCGTAACCCCTACAAAATATTCGCCCTCTTCATTAAATTCTATTCGTTTCTTAAGTGTATCTAATAGTGTATCGTGTAATAATATATTGGGCAAATTTTGTTCGTTAAGATATTTTTTCCAGACGAATAGCATATTTTTATTTGTTATTCTGCTCTTATTACAACATTCTATGTATTTATCAATGAAGTTGTCCACTATCGTATCTACGGGGTTTTGTTTTAAGAATAAGCAATGATCTACTATCATTTTCTCATTACACTGATTTAGAAAGAGGTCTGAAGAGGTGTATCGCGATGAATAGTGTGCTGCGACACATAATATGTCAACCACGTATTTTGAGAAGTCTAACGGAATATCAAAATGGTTAATTTGTTTATTAATATACAACAATCGGCATTTATTAAAGTCATATAAATGGTATTTATATTTGATATTATGTGTTAAATTAACATTCTCGAAATAGGTGTTATTCTGTTGATGGAGTTCATTTATTATTTTTTTAAGACAAGCAGACGCAATGTAGATATTTGTGGTTTTACCACCCAATATATCTCCTATAACAGTTAGAAAATATTTAACATGGTTGCGTGAGGCAAATATAGTAGGGAAAAAAAGATTAATAACGAACTGAATGGTTGCTGACTCCGGTATCGCATTCAATGGACTTCGCTCTTTAATCAGCTTAATTATTCCGATTTTGATTTTGTGCTTCCACGGAACCAAGTCTCGGTCGTTCGTTATCTCAGATAGGATTTTATATTGAATATCATCCTCGCTACAAGAGATGAAGTGTTTACCATCATATAAGATAAATAGCTCATTCTGGCAACAATAATAATACTTATTTGTTAGCATAAATTTATTAATATAATCGGTGCTGTTACAGGATAAGTCGTGCTTGCGTTTGTGTCGTTCATTATTGTTTTTATCAGCATTTTCAAGAAGGTTGGGTAGCATAACTACCACATAATTCTCTAGGCGACCCATTACATATTCATTTTCTGAATATTTATCAAACAAGGCATCTATTGTCTTGTGCATAGTTTCCATTTAACATACCTGTCGGTATTATTTTATACTTTTTAATTTTATACTTTTTAATTTTATACTTTTTAATTTTATACTTTTTAATTTTATACTTTTTAATTTTATACTTTTTAATTTTATACTTTATGCGTTTAATTTTCTATTATTCATAAGTATTTAAAGGCTTTATAAACATAAATAGTTATATGTCCTCTTTATCTCCAGAACAAATAGGCACCAGTAAGAATATATTACAGATACAAACAGTACAGATAGCACCATTCAGAACACTGATGACCGCGCTTAAGGATATTTTATTGGAGACTAACATTTCATTCACACCCGAAGGAATTAAAATTATAAACATGGATAAATCGCATACTATCCTCGCGCATTTATCATTACAAGCTAAAAATTTTGAACACTATGAGTGCTCTCAGCCTAAAATCGTAATCGGTGTCAATATGTTCCATCTTTTCAAGCTTATCAACACTATTGATAATGATGACACTCTTACTATTTATATCGAGGAGGATGACTATACCGACGGAATCGTTCAGTTTTTAGGTCTGAAATTCGAAAACGGTGATATTAAACAACAAAAGATACAGAAACTGCGACTAATTGAGCCCGAAACTGACGAATTGGAGGTTCCTGACGTCAAGTTCTCATCCGTATTAAATCTCCCCTCCTCTGATTTTCAGAAGATAATTAGAGATTTATCGTGTATATCCGATAAGATTGAGATTAAGTCAGTAGCCACCGCAGAGGGGGCCGAGTTGATATTCAAATGTAGTGGTGGGTTCGCTCAAGCAGAAGTGCGAAGAGCCGAATCGGACGGCAGTATGGAGTATATCATCAAACAGGATAACAGCAAAATTATACAGGGCGAGTTCTCCTTGAAAAATCTGAGCTACTTTATCAAGTGCACAAACTTATGTAGCTCTATAGAAATATATTTGGAAAACGACCTTCCATTGGTCGTTAAGTATAATGTGGCGTCGCTTGGAGAGATTAAATTATGTCTCGCACCTCTCCCCTCTTAAAAATTAGACTATTAATAATAATTTTATAGATTATTAATATTCTGGAATATGTTTTTTGAATAAACAGCCCTGCGAATTAATACCCGCCACACTGTTGATTTTATCTGGATTTTGATTGTTACAACTCGCAATCCATATTTTAATAATACAAAAGTTCTTCTTTGGAGAAATTGTCATTCCATTGATGTCGCGTCGCAGCCCGGCGTCGTCCGTAAACGTTTCGCCTATTAAAGCATATGACGATTGTTTCCAGGTGTTTACAATGAGGCGATTTGGTATTTTATATGAAAAACACCCCCCTTTTCTATTTTTTTCGTCCTCCCATATGGGTGTTATTCCCTTTCTCATTAAAAATAACATACAATTTTTTATCATCTTATCGGGAAGGGTTTCATATAAAGTTAGAGCCTCTTCTATAGTGTTAAATGACATTATTTCCTTATAACTATTAAGATTCCATTCGGTATCATGTGGAAGATGTGCCCATAATGTCCAACTATCCTTTAGTTTATGAAAAGTTGAAGTATCATTATTGACAGAAGCGTCCACAGTACATACCATGGATTTCTCCATTATATATGATATGGAAATATATTTTTTATATCATTTACATATCATTTAAACAAAAAGTTAAATTATAAATCCACAACGTCAAAATCGTCTGTTCCGATTAAAATGTATTGGTTGGGCTTAATTGTGTGATGCGTCATATTGTTGTCAAAAAAACTAACTTCATAATAGTCGGCTACGTCTAATTTAATGGCTAGCTTTTCTCTACACCAATATTTAATAAAAATTTGGTCGAATAGAATATTATTATCAATATAGTAATTATCCTTTTTGAAATCAATAGAATATTTACATTCATTATCCTTATCCATTTTAACAAGGAGTTCTACGGCGAGAAAGCTAACCTTGCTCATCTTGAATTTATCCGAAACTTCCGAAATAGTATTGAACCTCATAATTGAATTATCATACTTGCTCTCCTGTGGCATTGTCCACTCATAGAGAATCATATCCGATTTGGATTTACTATTTTTGACATACATAAACACCTCTCTATCAACTATTTTACCATCTTTAATAAATAACACGTCCTGTGTTTCTTGTTCCTCGAACCAAAACAAACATAACGGCTCTATAATGTGGTCGTTTATATTGTTGGATATGAGTTCATATTTTTTCCTTGCGACCGTGGTAGTTTTCATAACCCACCAGAATATATACTGAAATAAACTCGCAATTCGGGGATCTTTTTTCGATAACCACGCAATCTTAGACATGACAATGTTCTGGGTTTCCTTGTTCAAACAATTAATCCAGAACAATATAAAAGCGACAAAATTAAGAGAATAATTCATAATTTTACTCTTAATTATTATTTAAATGAATTACATATTATACATATTCTCAACAGTTACATTCGTTGTCAAATTGCTCGGCGAAGACTCGTTCACGGTAACATCCTCTGCGATTACGTTGTCCGAAACAGTTTCGTCATTATTGGCAAATTTATATTTTAAAAATCCATAATCTGGCGAAAGACCAAGTGTAAATAGCAGTAATACAGTTATTGTTGTTAGTAATATAAATGGCATAAATACAATAATCCACGATAGTATCGTTAAACCAGATTTACATAATAAATCCAACATGGTTGTGAATATTATCATTAATAAAAATTTTAATATGGCCGTGTTGTATAACTTATGAAATATATCGACAACTATATGTGTTAACGTGAAGCCTATATATAAAATAGCGGGTGTGCATAATTTATCAAGAATCATATAATATTAATGTATATTTTATTCATATTAAAAAAATGAAGGGACTCCGTCCTTAAATACACCGATGGCGTCATCTGTTGGTTCATCTTCGCTTATTTTTCCGTAGATATTTCCATTATCATCATCATCCGTGAAATAATCTTTCCCATCGATTTCAATCTCAAACAATTCACCTTCCTCTTCCTCTTCCTCTTCCTCTTCCTCTTCCTCTTCCTCTTCCTCTTCCTTGTTAACAACCGACCTCGGTGCCTGCGATACGTCGTTATTGCTAATTTCATCGTCTTCATCTATGACCACGTCTTCTACCGCATCCTCTTCCTTCTCAACATCGAGCTCTTCCTCTTCCTCTTCCTCCTCCTCTTCCTCTTCCTCTTCCTCCTCTTCCTCCTCTTCCTCCTCTTCCTCTTCCTCCTCCTCCTCTACATCGACTTCTTCCTCTTCGACTTCCTCTTCTACAACCGCCTCTTCCTCCTCTTCTACAACCGCCTCTTCTACAACCTCTTCTACAACCGCCTCTTCTACAACCTCTTCTTCCTCTTCTTCTTCCTCTACAACCGCCTCCTCCACAGACGCAATATCCGTAATGTTATCTCCGGTGTGATTATCTAGCGAATACATTGACTCTTCATCGTCGCTTGTGTTATCAATCTCGTTAATTTTTAGTTTAATACGGTTATTATCTCTACAGTGCTTTTGAATATACTGTTTAAGAACTCGGTTCTCTTTCATAAGCATATCATTATGCTTAATAATTTCCTTGTATTCGGGAAGTTGCTTCAATAAATCAGAAACAACATTAAATTGTTCGCGAGACGAGTTGAATTTATCAACAAAAGGTCCTAGCGATACTTTAAGTGTTTCTTCAAGACTCAAATGAAGCGCAGTAACAATCGCATCAATACTCAAATCACTGTCCATCTATATTAAGATATAATATTCGTTTAATATCATTTAAATAATTATATATTCTAAAGTATATGGCTCAAGCTAATAAGCCCGCTCCAAATGACATTCCTGTTCATCATAAAATAAATATGCGAAATGTGGTAATGAGACAGACAGATTATAGTGAGGAAAAGGCTGAGACAGAATTAGTAAACCATAACTACGATGTCATGGCGGTTGTTCGAGAATTTATGAACCCCGACCAAAAACCAAAAGAAAATAGGAATGAAAAAGTTGTGACAAGCGCAAACCAACAAATTTATGGAGAGATACGCGGAATGATGGACAACGCCTCGTGGAACTACAGAAGAAATAAAGAGCAAGAGGAGGCCAGAGCTCTATTGCGCGCAGAATATATGCGCAGAAAGGAGACAGCTAAGGAAAATATGGTAAGTAAGGTAAATGCGCATATTGAAGAAGAAGAAGAGTAAATAAATATTCAATAAATTGTTTAGTTATAATTTATTGAATCACGACTTAATATTGAAATTTTCGGTCAATATCTCCTTCTTCGTAGGTGGCTTACTTTTACGCAGCGTAAATTTTGTAGATGAGGGGATGGACTGTTGGTTCAGAAGAAAATCGTCATTGTCTTCGTGTAATTCGGGTAGGATTCGGGTCAACGGTTTATCTACGATGAGTAGAAGACGCTCATTTTTTAGCAATTTTCTGTATTCTTGAATGGTAAGATTACCATAAAACTTGTCTAACAAATAATGTGGGTTCGGTGCCGGTTTAATATTTTTGTTGTAATCGTATATTTTACAATACAGATGGTTTAACAAACTATATCTCTCTACGCGCGTTGAGACATCAATATGTTCATTGAACAAATAAGAGACTGAACATTCTGGGCTACAAAAACACCCATAACAATGGTACGTATTATTCAATTCGTATTTTGGAATATAGATAGGTGGGTTGTCGAAATCGCACGTGCACCAAAAACAAGCCGACCGCTTATCCGATATATTGTTGGTATGGAGATTCACGGCGAGCTCATTTAGTTTTTTCCAGATATTCTTTTGTTCGTCGCCGTCCTCATTAACAAGCGCCTTCTTCTTTTTATTGTTAATAACATGATATGGTAGGTCTGGGTTAGTATCGAATTGAAATGAATCAACGTTTTCCTTTCCGACATTTTTAGTTTGAAGATCCTTTTCTCCACATTTTAAATGTAAAATAATATTTGGCTCAGGAACAATGACGTCTGTGGGGTTTTCAGGCTTCTGGATAACTTTACCACCCTTCGGTTTTCTACCACGCTTCTTCGGAACCTTTACTTCATCAGTTTTAATAGTCATATTCATATCCTAGTTATTTTAATTTAAATACTTTTAATAATTGTTATAAATCAATTATGAATTTTGGTAGCAACTTCTACATACCGGTATATATTCCATAGTTCCAATGAGCTCTTGTTCCAGCTCGGAACCCACGCGGTTCGTAAATATAGCATCTTTACTTTTACATACACCACAAATGGAGTGTAGTTTCGTTATTTTATCACAAAATGGAATCAGCTCCAGAAGATCCCCGAATTTTTCGCGTTTATAATCTCCATCCAAGCCACAAAGATATATTTTTTTATGGAATCTCTCCACAGCACACCTCACCCAACCAACAATATCCTCGAAAAACTGGGCTTCGTTTATCAAAATGATAGACGCCTGCGCGAACTCTGGTGACGAGCACCCGTATTGAATATCCGAAAATTCACTCAGAAATTTAACAGATTTACAAGGAATCGCTATATTGTCGTGTGAAGATATAATATTTTCCCCGTATCTCGTATCACTTATATAATTTATTGAAACTATTGGTGCTTCACAAAAAGTATATCGTTTGTGTATTTTTAATAGTTCGCTTGTCTTTCCCGACCACATAGGACCAACAAACATTTCTAGATATCCACAGTCGTTCATATGTATTTTTCCACGCATTATATTTCTATTTCATTTTTATATTAAATACATGATAATTATTGTATAATATGAATGATTCCCAAAAACCATGGGTCGAAAAATATAGACCTACCAATTTTGACGATATAGTTCTCGATGATATTAATAAAAACATTCTACATAATATTCTTAACTCTAATAGTTTTCCAAATCTGCTATTGTATGGGCCACCAGGAACCGGAAAAACCACGACCATTATAAATCTTGTAAACAAATTCCACAGCAAACAGAATCAAAACAACAAAAGTCTAACTATTCATCTTAACGCATCAGATGAACGCGGTATTGATATTATTCGCAATCAAATCAATCAATTCGTCAACTCCAAAAATCTCTTCGTATCCGGAACTAAACTTGTCATATTAGACGAGGTCGATTATATGACTAAAAATGCTCAACAGGCATTAAAATATCTTCTAAGAAGCATTAATAACAATGTTCGTTTTTGTCTCATATGTAATTATATAACAAGAATTGACGAATCCCTACAGAACGAGTTTATGAGACTTCGGTTTAATCAACTTCCACAAAAAGACATCATTAAATTCCTGAAAAATATAAACGACCGAGAGAACCTTAATTTCAGCGATAATATGCTGATTTCAATTCAACAACTATACAAATCCGATATTAGAAGTATGATAAATTATATGCAGTCAAATCACAACATAAAAATATCTCAAAACGTTATTGATAATAAGATATGGAGAGAATTAACGAAAATGTTTTTGAATCCAGAGTCAAACACCAACAATATTACCACATATATAGACGGTATAATTGGAACCTATAATATAGACGAAAAGAATCTTATCAAAGACTACTTGAACTATATTATCAGATACGAGATTAAGTATATTAACGCAGAACTGCTAAAATGTATGGAGTTCATCATACACATATCTAGCAATGACAATCGCTACTTAATCACATACTTCATTTGTAGAATGCGCGAAATATTATCAGAATGAGTATAACGTCTTCATAGTTCTCTAAATGGGATTTTAGGAATATACTAAATAATTGAATTAGATATACTTAAAGAATATATAAACAACTATAATAGAATGATGGACATTAACGCAGCATGGAGTGATTTTTGTGACGGAACGTATGACGTTACGCAAAAAGATATGGATACCACCACACCGCAAAATGCTCCGAAATGCTCCGACCTATACATCTCTACGAAAACAAAAATCTCCTACCTATCTCAATGTATCGATATTAACAACGTTTTCTGGGAGATTCCCGTAAATGATTATCACGTCCCTGTGGAGGGAATCATTAAAAAACAGATGAAACTAAATTCGCATTCGGAGACAGATTTCAACACGCTTCAGAAAAAAATCGCCAATGAAAGAACGAGACATACATACGTTGAAGAGCATATTATTCAGCGGATTGTTAATGAGGACGGGCGGATTAAATATAAGGACGTGAGAAAAATCAGCGTAGGATTGTCAAAAAAAGACATTATTAGCTACCGATGTAAAAAGAAGGGGGCGTTTTATAACTGTTTCGTCTTGATAATTCGGGTAAAGTATAATAATACATTCAAAGAGATTCATGTTAAAATATTTAACACTGGAAAACTAGAAATTCCCGGTATTCAGAATGATGACTTGCTAATTAAAACGCTAGATATTTTAATCAATACCATCAAACCATACCTTTCTACGCAGCTTACATACGACAATAAGAAGACCGAAACCGTTTTAATAAATTCTAATTTCAAATGTGGATATTTTATTGACCGTGAACGACTATTTGATATCATTAAATCTAAATATAACATTAATAGTTCATACGACCCCTGCTCGTATCCTGGTATTCAGTGCGAGTTTTATTATGATTCAACTATTACGATTCAAACTGGTAAAAAACCAATCGCAAACGAATTCAAAAAAGTATCGTTCATGATATTTAGGACAGGCAGCGTATTAATCGTAGGTAAATGCACCGAGGATATTCTTCATAAAATCTACTTGTTCGTAAGAACTATGCTAGAAACCGAGTTTAACGAGATTCACATTCCAAATGTGGACGGAGTGCTAACTAGCAAACCTATTGTCAAAAAAACAAGTCGGAAGAAAACTATACTAATTAAGAAATAGTAAGGGACCCAAATAATGGATTGTCTTGATATACCTCCAATTACATATTTTTGTTTATATAAGTATTTAAAGCGTTAAAATAAAATACCTATATAAATGACTTCTGAGACAAATTACTCTGCGCCGAGCAATCAGTGCCTTCAGCACGCCGTTAAAATCGCTATCGTCGAAGACAGACCTATTATGATGGACTACTGGACTAACTCGCACGACAAAAACGTCCTCATTGGTGTTAAGGAGGATGGAGAGAAGCTTCTTGTGAAGAGCGAGGACGAGTACACTTCGCCTATTTCTAAGATTTTCAAAGTTGAGACCGAATACATTATCGTAACGGAAAATTCGCTATACATTGTGGACAGCACCATCCCCACTAAAAGAATTAGTTAAATTGTCGGTGGCATATTTTAAAGTAAGCGCGCGTGCTGTTTCATCGTGTTTATTTTTATTGTGTTTTAATAAATCGGCAATGCTACACACCAGCGGATCCTCTGGATTAGGGTCGGTCATTAACGAACATATGCTCAGCAATACAGTGCTTATCGAGAGCGCAGGACTCCACTGTTCTTTTAGTATGTCTAGACAAATGGAGCCATTGCTACTAACATTACAGTGATATATCTTGGTTAAAAATGAAATCTTCGGTGGTTTAAATGGATAATCTATTGGAAATATAATCTTTAGATAAAACACGCCATTATGGTATGGACTTCCTTCGGGGCCAGTTATCGTTGCCTGCCATTCGTGAATATTATCCGCCATCGGACCAGCAGAACAATTCGCTGGTGGCGTTTTTATCATCTCATTTAAATCCGCGTTAATGCGCTTTATTGTAGTCATATACTAAATATGATTACAATTATATTTATATTATATTAAATTATTATTACATAAATAATGTTTTACACACAACTCCAATAATTATAACTACCACACCAATAACCATCTTAAACTGGCGATTCATTATATTATATCGGTAGACATATTTATACCGTTTACAGAATTAAAGCAGCGATTTAAATACATACGAACCGAATTTATAACATTGATTTCATTAATCGGATTTCCTTTTCCTGTGTTTCTATTATTTCTTTCGCTAATTGTTTTAATTCGGGATTATTTGTTTTGTTATATATTTTATGAGAAGTGGTCAACGCCGTAGAATGGTGCGGTATCATCCTTCTTAACCATTGGGTATCGTCAACCAATAGCTGCTGACGCAATAAAGCCGATATACAAATAGATAAAACAATTCCAATACAGAAAACCAATATATTAATATGTCCCATAGATAAGTAATGAACTAACTCATGACCCCATATCATATTCGACGCCATTAATAACCCACCATAGAATAGCGTTTGTGATATGTATAGGTCCGACAACCTATATGCTAATACGTTCATAGGATTGAACAGCATACCAATAATAACCATTACGATAAACATAATTATTTGCCTTTTATATAAACCGCCTTTCATTTATATATAATACAAGGGAAAAAATAGCATTTTAACTCTCTAACTATCCTCTTCACCGTTTGCGTCTGGTCGAGTTATTGCCAATCTTGCCGCTCTTATTTCTACTCCGCTTTTGTTTTCCGCGCTTACCAGTGAATATTGTCCACGGCTGTGAGAGCCTGTCGGGCATATACGGCTCTAGGTGGTCCCATTGGGGGTGCGCCTTCAAAAAGTCTTTCGCGATGAACGCGGCACCGCACGACGAGCCCCACCGTCCCGAAAAGCCCATTTTCTTAGCAAGAGTTGTGTCGGTTACAATACCGTCAATCGCACCAAGAGGCTGGAACGGCTTCGGTCGGTCTGCCTGAGACATGTATTCGCGATTGTCCATCTCATAATGACTACAGCACGTTCTCGAACTAGGATTAACACGGTTAAGATAAACGTCGTAGTGGTCTGCTAGAATTCGCTGACCAATATCGATATCAATCTTTCCCTTATGCTCCTTCATCAATTGTGTAAGGCGAACCCGTCTCGCTCCCTGATGACGTCTTATGTCGTCAAATCCGGTATTTTTACACTCTATGTTTCTGATTCTATCATCAGTCGCTCCGTTAAATCCAACAAAGTATCCGTTTTTCTTCTTCTCGACCTTTACATACTTGAGACCTAACTCCACGCGCATAATTGTATTCGTCTTAGTATCGCCGAACAACCAAGAGTTCGCGTAATCACCACCATTGTTCTTTGTCAGCATATCGACACAGTCGTCCAGCGAATTCGCATATTGAACCACATTACGGATGCGGCAGCAGATTGGATCGTTGAGCTCAAATACATTGAACCCACCGAGCGTCGTCTCAGTACAGATTAATCCATTGCTATTTACGAAATAATCGGTGCCACTCGCAATGTGGCCAGGCGGCGACTGCATTATGAACGAATGTCCCTTGGTCGGCTTCACCTCCACGACAATATTACAGAATTGCGCTTCTACAAAAAAATCAAACGTGTTGTGGGCACAAACAATTTTTCCATCCTTGGTAAAATCACCTACCGCGATAAACCCAGTACATTTATCCATCTTCATACCATAGTCAATCGTCTTTACCTCGCTAGTTTTATCGCCCACAAACATATGTCCGAACTTTTTATTGAGCTTCTCGTTATTAACAACGAGCCCCGGTATATAGTCGGCAATGTATGGAATGCTGTAATTACAATTCCACATTATAATGTCATCCATAGATATCTTCGCGCCACGCGCATTTGCGCCCTCCTTAATTCCGCGCATCTCCTCGTAATATTCGGGGTAATTGTTTTTAATTTTAGTGCCATATAATTCGCTAATTACCTCGGAGAAGAATTCGCGACTAAAACCATATGTGTCCATAAGGCTGAAATCTAAAATTCTGAAAGCGTCTTTTATTTCGGCAGAAACCAGATAACCATTCGCATATCCTCTATCATATGGTCCGCCTCTTATATTAATTCTAATCCACCCATTAGTTTCGCTTCTCGAACCGTTCTTAATTGAAGTCATATATATATATATGTTTTGATAAATATATATGATTTATTATAGTTAACTAATTATCTATTAAAACATTGTAGAATTTTAATATATTATTAGCCACAAATATTATGAAAATTAGGACGCTCATTTTAACTAGTTCAGAAATTATCTATTAAAACATTGTAGAATTTTAATATATTATTAGCCACAAATATTATGAAAATTAGGACGCTCATTTTAACTAGTTCAGAAATTACGCTGACAGTATCCTTAAAACGTGTAACATAATCAACTATAATTAACATCGTCCCTGTTATAAAAGATAGCATGAATCCTAGTTTCAATGGGGTGAGCAACATTATCAAAAAAAACCATAGTTGAATTAATAATTTATAAATAAAAATTTCCAGAAAATATTTGTTCGCAAGTTCGGGATTGCTACCCACGAGGGAGATATATATGCCATAACTGTCGCTTATTGGGTCGCTTATAATTAAAGACAATAACGCACTCAATATTACCATTTTGCTCGCGTTTGTCGCATAAAACCCCACTAACAGTCCCATCATCGTTGAAATACCACTAGAAATACCGAATCCTTTCGCACTAAACCTGTCCATTTATATTATTCTTTTATAATTTTATACACGTCCATTGTTTAACAATTACAATTGAATTACTATAAGTTGTCTTTAATACTTTTTACCTGTTCGGGCGTGAGCGATTCGGGAAATATGACGGTGAAATCTATTACTAGGTTGCCGACATTTTCATCGCGCTTCATTCCCATTTTAGGTATTAACTTCCTGTAACCAGGAGTTATTATGTTTCCCTCATTATTATTTATTTGAAAGTTTCGTCCATCTACATATTTCAACGTAAACTCAAATCCACAAAGCGCCTCCTTTAATGTGATGGTTTTACAATATATTAGGTCTAGACCATTGCGCGTATAATCGGTTTTATTTTCAATCTTGACAAATATTTTAACATCTCCCTTATTGGCGTCGCTGATAGCATTTCCCTTCTCGCGCAGAATAATTATTTCGTTCTCGTCAATACCCGGCGGTATCTTTACATAAAGGACTTCCGTCTCCGGACTCTTTATATTTCCGTGCATAATCCATCGGTCAACCTCCAGAGGAACATTACATCCGGCATAAGCCGCCTCCATTGGTATTTTGATATGTTTCAATATTGGCTTAGGCTTCTGCATTGCGGTTCTGATATTAATATTTGGCATTCCACCGCCCATATGAAAAAAATGTGTTTGCGAGTTGTTCGTCTCGAACTGTGTAGGCATCCCATTAAATAAACCGCCGCCGAATAAATCACGAAGGATATCCTCAGGATTCATATTGGCGGCGTTTTCATCCATACCAAACAAACCACCTAAACCACCCATATCATATTGTTTTCGCTTTTGTTCGTCGCCCAAAACCTCGTATGCCTCGTTTATTTCCTTGAACTTGTTACTAGACTCCTCGCTATTCCCGTTCCTATCCGGGTGCGTCTCTAGCGACAATCTTCGGTATGCGCGTTTAATTTCATCAAATTTTGCGTCTGATTGTAATCCTAATCTGGAGTAGTATCCCTTTGAATCAGACATTATTATATCATACATACATAAACTTAAATAATAATTTACGAATTAGATAAAATGGACCTTCCCTTTATTTATAAATATCAACCGATGTTTTTACAGGATTTTGAGATGGATGCCAAATTACTAGAGCTAATACAAATACTTATTAAAATGGATAATCTTAATATATTGTTTGTCGGGAACAGTGGTTGTGGCAAAACCTCTCTTATATCCGCCATAGTTCGCGACTACTATGATAATATGGAGTATAAAGAAAATGTTATGTATATCAACACGTTGAAAGACCAGGGCATATCATATTATCGGAGCGAAGTGAAAACATTCTGCCAAACATCCACGAATATTCCTGGGAAGAAGAAGATAATTATTCTTGACGACCTGGATGTCATTAATGAGCAAAGTCAACAAGTGTTTCGCAATTTTATAGATAAATACAGCCACAATGTTCATTTCATCGCCTCGTGTGCTAATACTAACAAAGTAATAGAAAGCATACAGTCGCGCATGAGCACCATTAAAATAAAAGCACTACATGCGGGTAATTTATCAAAAATACTGAAGCGAATATGTAAAATAGAAAATATTGTTGTTGAATCAGAAGCCGAGGATTTTATTCTTTCCATTTCCAATAATTCCGTTAGAATATTAATAAACTATTTAGAAAAATTCAAGTTATTGTCCAAAACAATAACACTAGATATCGCTATTAGTGTCTGTACTAACATTAGCTTTCGGGATTTTGAAAAATACACCAATATATGTAAAAATGAAAAGAACCTTCATAATGCTATACCTATATTGTATAAACTGTTTGATAAGGGTTATTCGGTAATGGATATTCTCGATAACTACTTTCTATTTGTTAAGATTACTAATAACCTGACAGAAGACGAAAAATATAAGATTATTAAACTTATATGTAAATATATAACGTATTTTTACAATATTCACGAAGATGAAATCGAACTTGCGTTATTTACAAATAATTTAATTTCTATATTTATTTAGAATGTCCGAACAGTTATTTAAATATAAAATTTCCAATGAGAGATTTTATAATTTTTTAAAAGAATTTTGCGAAGAGGAGACAATTAACAAGTCAAAATACTTTGTTTTATCTAAAGTGGCATACAAAAAATTAAAATACAAAAATTTACTGGCGCCATTCTGCTGTGAAATGCATGACTATTATCACGAATCAAAGAGCAAATACATCGATAATGTAACAACATTCAATCAGTTTATCACGATAATCAGACAGATATGTAATGTTAATGACATAGTATATATAAACAAGCCCGTATATATTAAATCAATATATGAACCAGTCTACTATATACTCACCGAAATACCCGATGCCACCACTAAGTATTTTCCTAGCACGTTGTTGCTCTCTAGCACCTGTTGCGAGGACATTCTTGACAGCCAGGAGTATTTAGACCTTAGTAATAATTCACTGTCTGGAATGTAAATACCCAACATAGAGTCATGGAACTCGATGAAGCTGCTTCCCATAAGCTGGTCAATCGTTATCAGCTTTCCATTATTATCACGTCCACCCAAATATTCGGACGTTATGATATTTATTCGCTTTTGCTTCACTTTCTCATTCAACCACATCTGAATCTCGCCTGTAAATATCGACTCGGCTGTCGAGTCTTGAGAGATTATAGTCTCCAGCATATTAATATAGCATTTCATAGAGTCGCAATCTTTTTCACACCCCATTAATTTGGTGCTCGGATAATATTCGGCGCGTCCTTTCATCTTACACTCGGGGGTGTTAATATTGGTCGTTCCTAACAATTCTCCCACGAACATAGCCTGATTCGAAACACCAGTTTCGTATATGTATTTAAGACTATCTAAGCATACGAATGAATCCGGCAACAACATACCTCCGTATACATCTAACAGCTTCGCAAGAGCGAGCTCTCGTATGTTCTGTTTGATTGGGTCTGCCGTCTTGTTAATATCAATGTTCCAATTTGGGATTAATTCTGAAAACGAATGGTCGTTTATTAGACATATATTAAAATCATTACCACATTTGTCAATTATTGACTTAATCGTCAACTCCTTATATGGTTGGTTTAAATCGGTGGAATTTCTCGAGTAAAAATCGCTCCAGTTGCGAGCATTGACTTCATATTTGGAGTGAATCCAAATGATTGGAAGTTTGCTATCGGGAAGCTTGTTGAGCAACATATCGGTGTCGTTGAGTAAATATTTCTTTACCAATTTATATTGGTTATTATCGTCATTATCTAAATATTTACGCTTGAACTCGTTGTAAACGATTCCCACCAGAGATAAAACAACAAACATAAATAATAAATTTATTCGTTTCATCATATATTATTATTTAAGATTATTATTATTTAAGATAAATATTCTGGATTATACTATGTCAGTTTATATAAATTGGACATAAAATTAGCGTTTATATCCTTGTATAATTCGTCCTGTTTCGCGAGCGTGTATGCGCGCTGGGTATCCTGTTTTATTTCCTGCTGTTTTTGTTTATGTAGCATCTCTTTTGATTCTGATAGCGAGTTCGGAATAATCTTTTGACTCTCTCTATATATTCTGAGCTCCTCTTGATTTTTAAAGGTTTGTTTGATATCTTTTTCTGTGACGGGTATAACATTCTCGCGGTGTGCGTTTCGCAAATCTTCGTATCCCAATGAGCTAAACAAGTCGGAACTGTAATTATCTGGTGCGTTTCCAAGCAAATCCGTATACGTGTTATATCCGGTTTCCTGGATTGATTGATTTACTATTGCGTCTCTCGCCACGGTTTTCTTCTTTCGAAACGTATCGTGCATATTCTCCTTTGTGGTTACGGTGTTGTCCATGTCCTCGTCAGACCGCAACCACTCTCCATACCCCGTATCAGTTTCAGCGGTTCTAACGTTACATTTATCAAATAACTCGTTAAATACTTTGTTAAAATCCTTCTTGCCTGTAAGTTTTTTAAAAATTTCAACGTCGGTTGATTCGTCTAACATATACTCTGTAGAACCCTTACCTTTTACTCTAAACTCGTATATCGAATATATAATTTTATATGCCTTTGAAAAGAAGAGGAAATATTCTTTAGGGAGATTGCTCTTGTCTGGGTGTGTTTTCAACACTATTTTTTTGGCATTTTTAAGATCGCTCTCTGTAAAATCATACTGTAGATTAAATAGTGTTAGTAAATCGGTAAGCTCATAATTATCTAAATTTAAATCAATACTATCCATTATATACATAATATTGATGTTTTTAAAAGGCGTTTTTAACTACATTGTTGCTGCTTTTATCTGAATTCTATTAAAAAACTCATTTACTTTAGGTTCATCTGCGCCAGTAATCGAATCCGACGGAATAAACCAGTGTGCTGCTTCGCGCGCAGACGGTTCATAGTATGCAAGAAGAACCGGAATACCGTTTACCATTTTCTTACTTTTAAGAGTCGCGTACAAGTCAACCGTATCGTCAATGTCTAACTCTACAATTACAACGTTCTTGGGGAGCTTTTGGAACCACTCATCAACTAGCGGTTTTATTTTCTTACAAGGCTTACACCACGTAGCTGTGAATTTAAGAATAATGATATTATTTCCAATATTTTTAAATAAAGTTTGAAAACCAGCGACATCTAGTTCGGTTACTATTTCACGCGTTGCCATTTATATACTATACTGATTATTGTTTATATGTATTTATAACGATTCAACTAGCGACTCCAGTGTCCCAATATCTGTATCGTGAAATTTAACGTGCGATTCCCAGAAATACCTACAATAGGCCCACTCTATTTCATAATCTTCGCTATAACTATCGCTATGCTTATTCAGGAGCTGTTCTCTTAATTTATCCGGTAGCAAATACAGACTTTTGCGAGGGATTACATAACTCAATTGAACCAGCGGAGCAACTGGCGCCGGCGTAGAATGCCGTATAAAATCTACGTCAAAAGCCGGCATATATTTAACCAAATCCTTAAGCAGCGGAGGATAATTATATTTATACGTCCATCGCCAGTCAGAGCAACCCGTCGTGTAGTATTTAAGTGTCCACTCTAAACCCTCTAAATAATTCACACAAATCTCCTTGCGACGAGCATCGTCTATTTTAATGTCAAATAATCGCTGATAATAACGCTTCTCCCACCCTGTCTCGTGTGGATTGATATATAATTCAACACTTCTATCTAACATTGGTATCGATGTAAGCCGGTCCTCCATCTCTGAGCATCTATTTCTCGTTCCACGCGATTGCTTTTCTCTAATTTGATACTCTTCGTGAATTAGTTTCTCTTCCGAGGACGCTAATAGCATTATCACCTTTCTCAGATTTTTCCATTTTATCGACCCCCCCTCCGTCAGATTTTCGTTTGTATTTCCTACCACACTCTTATACGCATCCATTATTCGGTCAATTCCGGTAGTTCGGATATTCAATGCCGGAAAATGAGGTAGAAAGTCGTTTCCCATAAAAAAACACAATAATATATAGTCGAATATTCTGTTCAGTTTTTGTGACGTTTCGGGTTTACGATTGTCATTTAGGTCGTATGAAAGCGCCGTCGCAAATTTGGGAATATCCATCAAATAATCGCTATTTGGATTAAGGCTCTTGTCTAGACTTTTAATGAAATGTGGTGTCTCGCGAAATAGGAACATTGAATCTGCTATGTGTAAATGATTGAGTGTCAACATTATTAAATCAGCATCCAGTCCATATATTACGGTTGTGTAATCTTTGTGTTCTTCTGTGTTGTCACGAATGTATTTATATAGCTTGTGTTCACCTTCACCTGGCTCATCCGATGTAGAAACAATTAATTTTTTAAGACTATACTTACTCGGTTCCGCAAATCTCTTATTTATTGCTTTATTTAGTTTATTCATAAATTCGGTCCCGGGTGTTATGGCTACGGTGTCAAATTTACTGCTAGTATTAATTCCCATTTTCTCGCGCAAATCTTTTTCTAGCCATGACTTGTATCTCCTATTTTTTTGCTGTTCTAATTTAGCAATCGGCGCAACTCCATCAAATGCGATGAATACATTATTCTGTGGTGATAACAAGGTTATATAATGTATTATTTTTTCGCACACCATTTTAATTATTGTAATCTCTATTTCCGCGATTGTCTGCGATGGCGTCTCTGTCTTCTCATATTCGTATATTGAATCGTAAATTAATGAATTGCAATCCATATATAAATTATGGATAGCCATTCGAGATGACTCGTATTTAACTAATATGCTCCTGTGTTTACGAACAATGTGCGAAAAATAACTGGGAATACCCATAGGTATATTTATGTAGTTGGTTTTAAATCTATTATCAAGTATGCTATAATGATTATTTATATGTATTATATATATATGGCCATTCAACTTACAATTTCTAATATGCTACAATTAACATCTACGTTATCACCAGTATTATTAACCTTTTTTTTAGTCATGCTATCACTCTTTAATTTGAATCTAAAAGGTATAATGTATTTATCAGGAGTGTTGTTGGCGACATTCATTAGTTACATGATTGGGTTTGCGTGGGGTGGAAATGAGAAAATAATCCCACCAGCCATGTGTAATTTACTAGAGGGACCGTGGACGCAGCACACAGACCCGTCGTCAAGCAGTCTATATCTGGCGTTTACCATTGTTTATTTATTCATGCCCATGTATTACAATAATCAAATGAATATATATCTATTGACTACACTACTTGTTATACTCGGTATAGATATGATTACCAAGGTGCAAAATAGCTGCACTAGCACAATGGGTGCTATTCTTGGAATGGTGCTGGGCGGATCTATGGGACTGGTATGGTATGGTCTATTTAAATCTAGCGGATTAGAACAACTATTATATTTTGAAGAGTTTCAAAGTAATAAACCTTTTTGTAGCAAACCAAGCAAGCAAAAGTTCAAATGTAGAAATACTAAATCTGGAGAGATTGTCGCCACAATGGGATAATTATCAAGGTTGGTAATTCTCTTTATTCTCGTTAATATACTTTATGAAACTCTGTGTACATTGTTTCTTTTTAAAAGAGTGCAACATTCCCTTTTCAGTATAATTATTATGTTTCATTATAATTATAAATTGTGATACTATTTTTCCTGTTATTGCTCGTGAATATTGTTCGTTATGTTGTTCTATAGTATATTCGGCCTTACCCAACCGTTTGTTTATAATGTTGTGAAAATCCAGCATTAATTTGATTAAATCGCTTCGTGTTTTGATGTTACTAACATTAACAGTCTTTAATATACTGGATGCGTGACTTGCACAATCCTCGCAAGGTAAGTTCTGACATATTGAAAAAATTTGTTCTAACAGTTTACTGATATGCGCGTCGTTATTTAGTTTATAGGACAGTGTATGAAATAAAAACCAAACAATATTACCCCACTCTTTTTTAGATGCCATTAATATATATAAAGACATAATATAAATAATACTAATGAACTACACACTTGATGCTAGTATTAATTTTTACGAAGAATTAATGAAATCTGACGATTCAGAAGAAGAAGATAATGATGTAAATACGTGCCTTATTACAAATAAACCACTAGTTGATAATTATATCACTCTAAAATGTAATCACAAGTTTAATTATGATGCGATATTTCGTGAGGTTGTTAACCAAAAAACAAGGTATAACCCGAATGAAGTAACTAAATTGCGAATGAACGAAATTAAATGCCCTTATTGTAGGCAAAAAACAGCGAATATTCTACCGTATGTCCCGTGCATTGCAACATCACGTAAAATAATAGGGGTTACTATACCTACGAAATATACACTTCCTCATATGGAATGCTGTTGGAAATTCAAATCTGGTAAAAATAAAGGTAGCACATGCGGAAATGCGGGATTCGCTAGCGAACACGGAAAACTATGTGAAAAACACTGGAATAGTAAAAATAAAACAACCAAGCTAGAATCTATAGAATGGACCGATAAAATGCAGGAATTATACGATTCAACCAATATGGTTGAGTTGCGTGAGCAATTGCGTGCTAGAAATATGAAAATATCCGGAAATAAGAAAGAATTAGTAATTAGGATAATATTAAAAAATTAATTTTTTTTTTTTTCAATTCTCATTTGTATTTTCCCAAAATGGACAAAAATAAATGTCCATTTTCGATATTTTCATTTGAGAATTGAAAAAAAAAAAAATTTTTTTAAAAATTTCAGTTATGTAGTATAAACCAGATATTTTCATATATTTATGTAGGGGAGTGGTTGGTAAGCTGAAAAAAAGGCACTAAACCCGGGAAAAAACCTTGAAAAAAACAGATTTAAGCATATTTTTATGAGCATTATATAAGCATATATGCCGGCTAAAATATGCTATAATAGCGATGGTAACAAACCTCATAAATATATTTGCGAACCTTGCTCCTATTCGTGTAACAAAATATTTTTATTTAAACAGCACTGTTTAACGAAGAAACATAATAGGTCACAATGCTCAAACGGCTCAAAAATATATGCGCCTGTATATACGTGTGGTTGTGGCAAGCAATATAAACACGTTCAAAGTTTCAACCGACATGAGAGAAATTGTAAATCCTCGGCCGGGGATAAAGAAAAGGAGGATTTGCGGTCCATGGTATCGTTATTAGTATCACAGAATCAAAATATGCTTATGGAAAATCACGAGATGCGCGAGATGGTAAAAGATATGATTCCTAAAATTGGTAATACAACCATAAATAACAAATTCAATCTCAATGTCTTTCTAAACGAACAATGTAAAGACGCTATTAATTTGACGGAATTTATCGATACATTAAATTTAGAATTAATTGACCTAGACAATACAAGACAGCATGGTTATGTTAATGGTATTGCTAATATATTTATACGAGGGTTAAAACAACTGGATTTACATAAGCGCCCTATTCATTGCAGTGACTACAAGCGCGAGATTCTATATGTTAAGGATAATGATGCCTGGGAAAAGGATACGGAGGATAAGACCATAATGAAAAATGCTCTCACAAATTTAGCCAAGAGACAGATAGATAAAATTAAGGAATGGGAGGATAAGCACCCAGAGTGGAACAAGACGGAAGACGGAACCAATAATTATATTAAAATGGTAAAGTCTTTGACTGATTGTGAAGACACCAAGGGTGATAACAAGATTATTAAGAGCATTGCGAAAGAGGTTGTCATATCAAAAGATTCTGTTAATGATAAAGAATCATGATAAAGAATGATGATAAAGAATGATGATAAAGAATATAAAAATAATTAAATTTAACTATTATTATAATGACAACTAAAGAGGAATTGGTGAGTTCAATCAAAGAATGGATAAAGTTAGAAGATGAAATGAAACTATTACAAAGCGAATTGAAAACAAGACGAATTCAAAAAAAAATGTTGTCGGAGAAACTTGTTGATGTTATGAAAAATAATGAGATTGACTGTTTTGATATGGCTGGTGGAAAACTTATGTATACGGCAAACAAAGTTAAGGCGCCACTAAGCAAGAAGTATTTACTTGATAGTCTAGAGGCATATTTCGCAGAAAATCCGCACATAGATTCAACTGATGTTGCCGAGTTTGTTCTTGAAAATAGAGAGGTGAAAATTAAAGAGGGAGTTAGACATAAACCCCAGAAATAATATATATATTTAGGTTATATGTCTGAAAACGTAAATTATGGAGGGTTAGATATATTGACTACGAAAGAACCAATAATAAAAATAGGCGACACTATGAAGATATGTTTGTATTCAATATCATACAATAGTAATAATAAACCTTTTTTAGAATTTTTACTTCACCGCGAAGATAGTAAATTATTATTACCAGAGATATTTCATACTTCTAATACACCGAGCAACGATTGTATAGGTGTGTTGAACAAAATGTTCAATGACCATAAATCTATAGAATATATGGGATATTTTGCGAGTAACATATTATTTTTTGAAACTAACACAATTTATAATTTTGCCACATATAAATCTAAATCAGATCTTCTATGGTTTGTAACCGTAGAAGAGATAATTAATCATCATAAATCATTACATTATGATATTGATGATAGCTTAATACAGTTATTTTTAAAGAACTCGGAATTAATATATCTGGTTGACAAAAATAATAATAATTTAGAAACACCATTAACTGGATATTATGGAAAGTCAATAAATAAGGTTACCGCCATATCAGTTTTTGGTGCAGACAAGGGGAACTATAAATCTTCGTTGGGTCCATTTTATTATTTAGGTTCGTATAGCAGAGGAATTAGGTATGGTTGTTGGAGTTCTGATTATAAAGTGAGATATATTAACGGGAATCCCATAACAGATAATAATGGTAAGTATCATAATGGTGGTCTGGTTAAATTTGTATTTTTTTCTGGCAGCACCAATATGTCTGTTAAACGTAAAGGCGAGAGAAAGTCAGGCTTCGATAAAATAAAATCAGGAGCTGATAACAACGAGTATTCGGGATTTGATAATTATAAAGAAACCGATAAGTTATGGGTAGATAATTTTGACACAATTATTTTGGACAAAACTACCAATATTGATGAACCACAATATGTGATTCGAAGCAACCAACTGACTATACCAATAGCATATTATAGTATAGATACCAGTAATGTCGTGAGAGCCAAGTTACACGATATTACTATTGAATAATATATATTGTAAGTGTATATAATGGATAATACAACCCAGCAACTGTTCTATTTCGCCGTGTCTATTTTTGTTATTACTGGTTTTGTAATGGCAATTACCACCGCATTCAATTTCCTGAACATTGGATTTGATGTATATGGAAGCTATTTAATATGGTTTATCGCGTTGTTTATTTTTTATTGGATTCTACCATCTACTTCGGGAGAGATATTTATGGGGGCGGTAAATCTAGATGTTCAATAAATTCAAACAACATCACCATCAATAGGATTTGTAGTTTCGGTATTTTTACTATCTAGTATTTTCTGAATTAACTCAATACTGCCCCGGTTGTCCATTTCGTTCATTACTTCGTCGGGTGTAGGGTATCGTTTTTTAACAGTATAAAAATTAGTAATTATCCCTTCTACAACGTCGGTGCGTTTTCGCGAATCTAGATTTTTGGCAATTCCTTTAAATAATACAGCAGTAGCCGAATCTAAAAGTTGTTCCTTTTCCTTGAATACACTATTTTTTGTCGTTTCTAATGCGCCGCATATTTCGGGTTTCTTAAGGTCCGCATCATAATTCGGACCATTTTCATCACAAAATTCGCGCTTGAACCGTATAATAATTTTCTCTGAAATCGGTGGACTGGTTTCCATTAACCTGTCAAATTCTTCCTTTTGTGTTTTAATTAATTGTCTCACATCGGTGCGCTCCCTCGGATCTTTCGCGAGCTCAACCTTTATATTTCTGTAAAATTTTCCCCACGAAATACTACTGACACGGTGCGCCTCGTTATATTCACTTATTTTTAAGAACTGTTGGATGGTAGTTAGGATTCCGGCGAAGATATTAACCGTACCTATAATCGATGAAATGGCGGGTTTGATATCTGGGGGGAATCTGTCCTGTGCGAAATTTGCCGTTCCCGTAAGCGTACTCATTACGATTACTGGGATTGTGAACCATGTATTTGCCTTGGAATATTCAATGTGTGATTTCGCGTGAAGCCACCTAAAACAAGTTGCTTTATCTGCCCATTCGATGAGAATATTCTCGTGGTGCTCCGTCCATACACTGGGCTCTTCATATTCGGATACTGCGTCGGAAAATGTATTAACAATTGGTGTGTCAACAGCCATTATATAATATATAATTTATAAAAATTTCTAATTATATATTAATGAAAGATACCTTAGAATTAAAACATAGCTTTGAAAATATTAAAAATCTGCGCGGCGACATCCAAAACATATTTGATACCATAAAGGCTAAATCTAATACACTAAATAAAGTATACGAGGATATGATAAAAGCACATTGTAAATCGGAGTATATGTTTGGTATAGACTCATTTCATTTTCAGAACGAATTAATTACCTCTGATTACGATAACATGATAAATACCTTTAAGAAAATTAATAATCGTATGTATTGTGAATATTATCAGCTATATGTGTTAATTCGTAAATATATTGAGAGCGATATAACTAATGATTCTCTTCGCAGTAAGGTTTTAATTAATAAAAAATTTCCAGTTTATAAAGTGCTAGAACCATATCGTATATATAGGTTTGCTCACGTTATTGAATTACACGACTATATTACAAATACGATTGTTGAATTAGAGTCATACCGCATAGCTAAAGACGCGGAGTTAGCCAGCGATACACAGCAATCCAATCAGGGACTTAATATAGGAAATTTAGTCAACTCATATCGATACTCAAATGCTTTATTATGCGAAAAAATAAAGATGTTTGTAAGATACCTTAAAGTGTTTCATCAGCACCATAAGAAATATTTGACTCGTCTGTCTATAAAGACCAAACTTATTATAGGAATTATAAATGAGGATATAATGATAAAACAGCTTAATTCCTCTGGGACATCAAATAGTAACACTAATAAACAAAAGATTAGCGATGAGGAAAGTATTCTTAAATATGTTGGCACCAGCGATAGTGATAATATTAATGAGGAATTGACGACGATTGTCTCTAATATATCTAAATCGGATGATGGTCGTGGTGACATTGAGGAGCCTATATACACCAACTCGTCTAATTCTACAATAGATACGAGTAAGAGCGATACTAGTATAGAGGTTGTAAAGGATAATTATTATGTATCTGATTCTGAAAAACACCATATAGAAGCGAGCGATGGTATAGAGAAACCGGCGTCTGATATAGCAGAAGAGCCCGCTCCCGCCGAAGAGCCCGCTCCCACAGAAGAGCCCGCGCCCACCGAAGAGTCCGCTCCCGCCGAAGAGCCCGCTCCCG